CATAACCTGTAGTTAAATATTTTATCAGTACCTAATATTAGAATACCTTCATACCACACATCTATAACTTTTTTAGAGACATCATACCCTACTGAACCTTTTGGCTTAGTGAATGTACTCTCCTTCTTAATCATCTTAAAGCCACCATTTGCTTGGTACTTCTTCTTCCTTGAAATAGTCTTGGTAGATTTATAAGTAAAGTTAAGAACATCAACCATAACACCACCTAGGTCATCTTCTCTGTAGCTAATATTATTTCCTGTATTATGATACTTATACCACTGTGAAGTTCCCTTTACAATATCTAAAAGCTTCTCATCTGAGAACCTACCATTAGATATTCTTTTTAGTTCATTGACTGTCATTCTCTCTACCTCTCCATAGTAGTGCACCTGCTTAAAGTTTCTATGCTTAGGAAATGAGTATACACAATCTGCAGGGTCAACCCAATCAACTATGATACCCTTTGTTGGGTCAGTCTTATGCTTAATACCACCTATACCTAATGTTGCAATATCTTCAATAACTCTAGCTTGAGCCTCATCATAATCATTTAAATCTAATGTATATTTAAGAGCCTCCTCTGCTGCAATTTCTATAGCAGGTTTGTATTTTAACTTCATAAACACCTCTAACTCCTCCTCATTGTCCGGAAGGCTACCCTCTAATCCTTGTGGTACAACACTTACACCTAAAGCTTCTTCTGCAGCTTTCATTACAGGTAGAGTATCCATTAAGCTTTGAATATCCCTCTTATAGTCATCCTTTAGGTCTGTAGAGAACTTATCTATAGCATCTGCTTTAATATCAAATAACCTCTCAGTCATTTGGTTAGATAATAGCTTTACAAACTTAGGTATAATCTGAAGTGGTCTCCAATCGTAGTTGCTATAGGACTCCTCATCACCACCTGTAATTAAATCTTTATACAGCTTAGTATCCTGCTCTCCTCGGGCATATAACCTTAAATTATGATAGATATCTCTCTTATCATAGAACGCAGAGTTGCCCTCTTCGGGACGATGCCACCATTCATATTCTATTGCCTTAGCCATTTGTAACCCATAGTCATCAGTTACCTTTTCCTCATCCGGAGCTAGTGGATTAGGGTAAGAAGTTTTCATTAGAAGTGATTTTTTATTTTGCATAATTTTTAGGTGTTATCTGTTTTATTGCTGAGCCTATAGACCCTTTGTTATTGTACTTTCTTAACAAGGATTTAACATATGTTCTTTTTGGAGCTTCCTTAGTTCCCCTGTATCTCTCTGTATGACAAGCCATTATAGCTAAACCACTTGAGATTGTTGCATCATACTCAGTCCTCTTATCCGGATTAAATGCTAACCAATCCTTCAATGTTTCTTGAAATGGCATATCCCCAATCTCTCCTAGAGTCCTTACCATCTTATCCTCATCATTATAGATACCTACGTAGTTCTCAACCCAAAGTCCTATAGCATTCATATGAGAATCTAGTATATCCTTACTAGACATTACCTGTCCACCATATTCCTTTTCGTTGGGGTTTAAATCCTTCTTAGCTCTATCTAATCTGTCCATACAAAAACCTCTATAACCCCTATTTCTCATATGACGTAGCAGGTCAATTCTGTTAGACTCTACTAATATAGGTGAGCCATAGAATCTACAGCACATTATAACGTCTTCAAAGAAGATAGTCTCATCTGCAGGTCTAGCTAGATATTCTAGTACAAATTTATTAGAAGGTGCTCCACCATCCGGATTAACTATAGTCTTACCATGTATACCCCCTTTAGAGCCCTTACCATGTGTAGACTTTAATGAGAACGGGTCACATCCAAACCTTACACACTCTAAGTTAAGAGGGTAGAACTTATCACCCATCTTCTTAACATTGTTTCTAAGATGCTCAGTATTATCTACTTTAGATGGCATCCAAGATATTTTAAACCTTCCATTATCATCCGGATAGAACTCTACATCCCCATCTTCAGTGTTATTCTTCCATCTGAAATTACCTGTTGTATATAAGGCTTCTTCCGGTGTAACATCGTTGTGGTCTATCTGCTCGTATAACTTATTTATATTGAACACACACTGAGAATCTTCATCTCTTAATGCGTGCTCTAAAGTCCTTGGATAGGTTCTTAACTGCTCGTTAAGTGCTTTATCCGACTGCTGTTTCTTTTGTTCCTCTACTGCTAATAGGTACTCAATAGAACCCATCTTTATAATCTCTCCATGTAGGTTATAAACCTTACCCTTTGGAGTCTCTGTATGGCAGAATCCGTACTTATCTGTGTACTCCTCCATATTATCCTGTGCAGAAAGGAAGTACATATAGAGACCTGTTGCAGTCTTCTGTGTTGTATTATTTCTATCCTTCACCATAGAACCGTGTATAAGCTCTACATATTGGTCACCACCTTTAGCTCTTGAACCCATTGTTGAACCTATGTATGCCTTACCAACTACCTTACCATTCGGCATCATTGTTGGAGCTACCATACCTAGATGGACAATATAATCATGTGGCTTCATCCACTTAGCTGCTTCATCCCCTAAGTACCCATCTAACTTAACGGAGTCATAGGAATCATTCTTAGTTGGTCTGTGGTCTATATTAGTGTTTAAATAGTCTTTTACGCCTGTATTACGAGCTTTCTTAGCCTCCTTGGAGTTATTACTTGGTTTACCAAAGAAAAGCTCGTTAGGGCTATCCTCCTTGCCTTTTACGACGGGTCTAAAGTAAAACGGTAGAGACAGGAACATATAAGAGAACTTATCAAATGCTTCTTGAACATCATCTCCCGATTTAGATGTCATACCATACTTACCATTACATTTTGTAGTAGCTTGGTTCAATAGAACTGCTAGCACTGCATACGTAAATCCTGTACGTCTAGACTTTACAAATAGCTGACCTAAGCATCTTTTATCTACAATACATGCCTGTATGTGATAGAACATGTTTAGCTGAGCATAACGGAAGTCCATATAACCACCGTTATCTAGCATTAGACACCACTGCAAAGCAAAGTAGTGATGACCTGTTAGATATACAGGCTTACCGTTGTTAAAGAACCATACACCTTCTCTTCTCCTTCTGTATTCCTCTCTGATGTACTCATCCCATAGTTCAACATTATCTGGATTAATTAGCTCCGGTGCTTCTTGTCTCCTCCAATACTGCTCTGCTTTAGGCAGGTCATGGAAAAGTATACTCTTCTTGTCCTTTGGTACTTGTGGAAGAGTTATGTGTAAATCTTGTAATATAACTGTCTCACCCTTAGTTGATTGTGGACAAATATTTACTCCATCTGTATCCTCATTATACCAATCCTTGAAGGACTTCTTGACATCATATCTAGCATCCTTAGCGAACTTCTCGGGATAACCTAATCTAAACTCTTTATCTGCTAGGTCTAGGTTACCTTCATCTCTTTTATTTCTTAAATCTACTAAGGACTTGTTTAAGTCCATGACAGCGTTTACTATATAACCCTTAGCAGCTATAGCTTGATTATGTCTCTCAGCATCTAGCTCAGCGTAGTCAATCTTCTGTCTAAGTGCGTGCCTTAGTGTAAGCATTGCTTTATCCCCTGCATCTACAACCTCTGTAACGTACCCTATAAGTGTAACCTTACTTGGGGCATTTGGGGAGTTAGCCCAAACCATTAATATCTCCTTAGCTGAATTAAAAGAGGACACCTTTGACTTCATTATAATCTGCATCTTATCCGGATTGGTTAAGTCTTCAGCTTTAAACTTATACTCTAACCCCTCAATAATGGTATCTAATGCTAACTTTATATCCTCTGAAAGTCCAATCATATCACTGCTAAGATATCATTTGTTGACATCTTGTAAAGGATTTCCCCTTCAATTAAAAATTCATATTCACTGTAGTCTGAGAATAGTACCTCATCTCCTACCTTTACTCCTTGAGCTAATAGTTCATCATTTGGGAACTTTACTGTACCCCTCAATTTCTTTTTACCATTGTGACTATTACTTTCAGCTCTCGTGATAGTGAATCCTCCTGCCTTAGTTTCCTCAAACTCTATAGGTTTTACAAACACAAAAGGTCTTATAGCCTGCCAATCTCCACCATCTCTTCTATATCCAAATACTAACGTCAAAGGTATGAAGTACTTATTGTCCTCTATGTAGTAATCACTCTTAACCTTCTTACCCTTCATGCCATTTCTCATCCTAAACATGTTGTGGTGTACAATAACCTCATCACCCTTCTTTAGTATGGTGAAGCTAGGTGCTTCAACAACCTTAGCTATTCTATTGATATGAGCCACACTCTCTATTGTAGAGTTAACTATGATTCCATCTACCTCGTTCTTGTAAGCCTCATCAATCTCTACTATTATATAGTTGATTGTCTTCATTAAGCAAATGTTACATCATTCTCAATATGAACAGGCATATCTATAATTGTTTTCCAAAGTATTGTTCCTACTATAGGATTGTCAATATAGATATTATACCCCATCCTTTGTTTCTCCTCAACAAACTCTAGTAATATTGAGCAGAGTCTATATTCAGTTCCTAATAGATTATATACCTTACCTACTTGGTAGTGTATAGAGCCATTAGGATAGTCTCTCCCTACTGATATTTTTCTAATTATCTTCATGTGTATTTTATTTAAATTTAATACAAAAATACAAATTATTAAGACACGGGTATTTTATAGCAAAAAGGGATAACCATAAGCTATCCCTCTTAATTAATTCATGTTTTCGTTTTTAATATTTATGCACTTACCCAATGGGTTTTGCCATATTTTTATACTAATATATCTATTCCCCCTAATTGTCCCGCTGATAAATCTAGTACTTCACTTGCCGTTAGTTCCACATCCCAAAGAGTAACTTCATCCATCTGCCCGTCTAAACTTCGGGTAGAGGTTTGTGCATTTTTACCTATT